AATGAACACAGTAGTTCTTTCTAACGGAAGAGTAGCTAAGAAACCTACTCCTCACGGAGCAGACGAGGTGCCTGTATTTTTAGGGCCTGTGGGGTCAGCTCCTATGATACAGGCTCTCAATGATATGACTCCTATTGATGATACGATTGCTGATTATGGAGAATCTATTTACAAACACAATAGAGAAAATTATGAAAAGAATAATCAGATAATGTCTATTATGTTAGAGCTAACTTCCCGTGCTAGACGACAGGGATTAAAAATTATTTCAAGAGACGGAACAAAGTCTCTTGATGAAGATCCTTACAAAGAAGGTACAGAAATATCTCTTGCACAAGGAGAAGATATACAGCCACTAGGATTAATGGAAGTAGCTAGAGAAACAGGATCTTTTATGGGATTAATCTCAGGAGAAATGCAAAGAGGTGGAGTACCACACACACTTTACGGAGATATACAATTTCAATTATCAGGATTTGCAATCAATACCCTTAGACAAGGTATTGATTCTATTATATCTCCTAGAATAGAAGCACTTGAAAATGCTTATACAAAAATATGTATGTTAATATGTGATCAATATATGTCTGAATCCTTTGACAGCATGGAGTTGTCAGGTCAGGATATGAACAGACAATACTTTAAAGAAAAAATAAATCCTAAAGATATAGAAGGTACAGGTGATATTGAAATAACATTTGTAGGACAACTACCTCAAGATGATTTGACCAAGATGAATATGGCTCAAATAGCTAGAGATGGAGAAGCTCCATTACTTCCTGATATATTTATTAGAGATAAAATTCTTGGATTACAAGATACAGATATGATAGATGATGCTATTAAAGAACAAACAGCAGAAAGGATATTACCTGAAGCTGCACTTTGGACTTTACTACAATCAGCAGAAGACAGAGGCAGACCTGACCTTGCTCAGTTCTACTATGGCGAACTTATTACCATGATGAACGAAAAGCAAACAAAACGATTGCAATCAGAACAACAGTTACAACAGGCAGCTCAACCTCCACAGCCACAACAGCCACAACAGCCTAGAGGTATGGATCCTAGAGTAATGCCTAATGCAATGATGGGCGGGCCACCTCCGCAACCTACACCTCCGCAAGGAATGGTAGCACCCGGAACTCCAAGGCCACGAGCAATGAGTACTGAAGAAAGAATTAGAAGACAAGCATTAAGATAAAGGAAAAATAATGGGAGCACCTATAGACCTAAATAAATATTATGAATTAAAAGCATCAGGATTAAGATCAACTCCTATTGAAGATCCTAGTAAAATTGCAGAATTATATCCACCACTTCCTCAAGGATTAACTTTAAGAGATATTCAAACAACAGGAAGAAATTGGGTTACATTACCTGTAGCAATAGAATTTCCTAAAGAATGGAGATCTACAGACAGGTTGAATTGGTATAATGCAAATGGCTTTACTGATAATGGTATGCCTACAGGTCAATGGAAAAAAAATATAGAATCTGCTTATGCTAACTTTGGATTTAAAAGAAAAGGAAATCGGTGGTACACTCCTAATCGAGGAGCAGCATTAGATGATCCCGGATCTTTTATTCCATTAATTATTGCTTCTGATTTAGAAAAAGCTCAAAATCCTAATACATCTTTTGCTACTTATGAAAGAGCAGACGGGCAAAAATTATATGATAATATTTCTTTAGATTTAACAAATTCTGCAAATGTACAATGGGGAAGAGCTCACGGATTTAGATTACCCGGAAATGAGTACGACAATTATTTGTTACCTAATAACCAAGCTATTGGAGATTTTATATCTCAAACAGAACATAGATTTTTACAGGCAGGGCCTTTTACTTATAATCCTGAATCTAATTTTACAGATTCTATATTAAGAATGGCAGACGAACCACCTGTACAACCTACTCAAGGTGTTCCAACTCCTGAACTGCCATTTTCGATTGCAGAACCTTCGGGTATGGAGCAAATTACAGAAAGGCCTTTGTTAGAAGGTGGTACATCTATAGACCCTGTTACAGGAGAATTAATTCCGGGAATTGTAGGCAAAGATGCACAAGAACAATTTAGAAGAGAATTTGGTTACAAAGAACAAAATAGAGATGTTGTAAAACAATTTTTAATGGCTCCTTCACCTCAAGGGTATAACATTAAAGGTATAGACGAAGGACTTATAGAGTTTGATTTTGAAATGGATCAAAATGGAAATCTTACTCAGTTAGATGTTTATAAAGTTACAGATGGGGTAAGAGATGAATTTAAACAATTTGGAATAGATAAAGATACAAATGAAAGATTTAATGCATTTAAAAGAACTGCATTAACACAAGATCTAACTAAACCTACAGAAGAAGGATTGCCATCAGGAACATTTCCTGCAACAGGAGCATGGGCAGTTCCCGGATTTCCGCAAACAGGAATAAGTGGAGTACCACCTACAGGAACAGGAGTAACAGCTCCCGGATTTCCTACAATGGGAAATTTAGATCAAAGTCTTAGAACATCAATGACTCCTGCTCAAGTAGCAGCAGGATTGCAGGCAACATTGCCCGGATCAGATGTCGCTGCAATAAGAGGATTATATGCTCAACCATTATCGTATGCTCAAACAGCTTATAATTTAGATGTTCTTAGAGGAGCATTTCAGCCTCCAATAACAATGGGAATAGGAAAGCAACCTTCTGCAGGAGGTTTTGGATTCCAACAATATTTATCAGGGCAACCTAACTATATGCAAAGTTTGCAACAAGGATTACAAGCTATTAATCAAGTCAAACAAAAAATACAAAGTGGAATATCTCCTGATCAATTAGTTGGAGCAGAAAAAAATATATATGATACTTATATTGGAGGAACAGAAAGCGATCCTTTTAAAGGAGCTAGAGCAGAAAGAGATTTGAGAGATAACTTAACAAATCTTCTTCCTTATCAGTTAAGAGATGCAGCATCAAGAAATGTAATGAATTTATATAATAGGCAATTAAATACCCCTAGTAATTTAATAGGCATGCCGGGTGGAATGATTAATTATGGGCAAAGTACGAATCCATTTATGGGAAGAAATCCTATGCAAATGCAAGCACCTACTGCTCAAGCACCTACAGTAAATGTTTCAGCAACAGCTCCTGTGGATATGGATGCAGGAGTTCCTAAAACGGGGGCTAGTGTAACAAATAATATGATAACAGGAACAGATTCTCCTATTAATGCACCTACTATACAAACAAAATCTACAACAGGAGGGACATCAAGAGAATCTTACAAAGGGGGATTAAATAAAAAAGGCGAACCAATTACAAATGCTATGGTACAAAGAGATGCAAACGGAAATATAATACAGATTTACGATATCATAAAAGGGAAAAAAACAACTTATTATGACAATACTATAAACTCTCCTGCTGATTTAATAGGCAAAATAGTAAGTACTGATATAAATATTGCAGGAGCTGATGCACAAAAAGCAGCATCTGATCTTCAAGCAAAGATGGAAAAGGACTATAAACAAAAAACTTCTTTTACAGGAGCTCCGGGATCAAGATTTCCAACAGGAACTCCGCGGACAGATGTTCCAAAAGTATTTGGAGATGTATCTAAATATACTAAAGCTCCTTCTCCTGCTCCTACTGAAACTCCTAAGTATCAAGGGCAAAAGAATTTGTCTGCAGATTATATGGACTTTATAACAGGAGGAAGATCAGGAGCTACTCCAATTTCTACAATGGAAAATATAGGAGCTGCAGATATGCCACAAGGCTTGGGTGTAAGTGCTATGGAAGGAAGAGGACTTGGATCACCTACTATGAAAGTAGCTTCACCAATGTATGCTCCACCCGGAGTTGTTGGATCAAGAGTTTCAGGTGATGTAGGAAGGATAGGAGCACTTGTTCCTTCTCCTTATGCTAATCAATTTACAGGCCCCACACAAATGATTCCTGAAAATATACCTATGCCTCCACCTCCAAGAGTTGATTCACTAACATACAATTCTAGTTTAATGGAAGGATTAGGATTGGGTTCCCCTACAAGGCAATTTTATCAAGCAGGAAGTCAACCTAATGCACTTGCAATGCAAGCAGAATATGCAAGGCTAAAATTAAAAGAAGATTTTGAAAAAGGTAAATTAAATTTTCCAATGAAAAGACCATTTGAATTAGAAGGAATAGGACTAGTACCTGAATGGTATGCACCACAATATAATAGAATAGTAATGAGATAATAAGGAGAATTATTATGACAATGAAAGAAGACTTTAATCAATATTATAATGCTATAGAAACACCGCCTTTGCCTCCGGGATTTACAGGAGGGATGCCACCTAATGTAACATATAGTGGATATTCGTATGG